CCCACCGGGTGGGTTAACTGCATAGCTAAATACCCCTTGGAGGAATCCCCCACATGATCCGCGCCGAACGTGAAACCGTCATCATAGCCAACCTAGGCGACCTCGATGAGGGCTTCTTCCTCATCTCGACCACTGAGCCTGGCGTACTCGCACGCCTTAAGCGCTTAGCCGCCTCGCGCCTAATCATCGAAGCCGCAAAGAATGCCAAAGGCCGGGAGGTCTCTTGGGAGATCCGCGTCCCCGCAGACCTATGGCGGGGGTCCGCCCTGAGGGTCGCCCGGCGCAGGACACTCTCGGAGGAATCCAAGGCCCTGCGCTCCTCCAACCTGAATGCCCAACATGCCCCAAAACCGCCCATAGCTATGGGCGAGGAATGACCTATCTCTATCCACCCATACCTAGGTATGGCTCGGAGGGCTTTACCCTCTGGAAGGCCCAATTAGCCATGACCCCCAATGATCCCGTTGCCGTGGACATCCTACTTGCCATAGGACGCCGCTTTATCAATAACGATGGCACCCTACACCTTCGAGGAGTGTGCTGGTGCTTTTGGCAACCTGGTCCCGACGGCAAACCTACCCATACTCCACCATGCCTAGCTGCCAAGGCTTACGTTGGGCAGCCTTTCACAATTCCTTGACATCCCCTTCCCCCAAGCGTATCCTTACTGAGCGCCCACCCTTACCCTAACCCCAAAGGAGAGCCCCATGCTCCTCACCATCCTCGCAGGCTTGAGCCTGGTGGATATTTTTTGGTTTCTCTGGCGTTGAGCCTGGTTCGGCGACGTGGAAGGGACACATGCCCAGACAGTGGGACGAGTCGGTGACGATCTGATGCAACTGACTAAGCCCGGCCAAGAGTAGGTTTCGAGTCCTACGCGAACCACTCGGGGAGGAAGGCTAACCACCTTCCTCCCCTTCTTGCTACCTGCCGCCACCCTCCCCCCGAGTCTGGCACACCCTGCCCCTACGCACCATACCTAGCCAAATCACCACTTGACTTGGGACCTGCGGTCCCATAACCTCAAGCTATGAAGATCCACCACGCACACGCCATCCTTGCCAAGGTCGGAGAGGTCCATTACCTCAAGGTCCCCTCAAGCCACAAGACCCCTTGGGGTTGGTCCATCCATTGGGCACCAATGGCCGCATACGAATCCTTGGTCATCGCTGAGGCTTCCTTAACCACCTACCGAAAGGCCAAGCCATGATGGTCACATCCCCTTCCACATGCGGCTTTTGCCATCGGACCTATCGCCGGGGGGTCCATTGGTGTTTTGCCTCGATGGGCTTGGCGAGCCTATCCACCTGGACCCACAGGGCCATGGCCGCATGCGACCACGCCCTCCAAGTGGCTGAGCGCGAACACACCATGGCCTCCATGCTCCAAGTCCCCGCCATCGAGGCCATGATCCTCGAAGCTAGGGCGAAGGGCATCCTTGCCAAACTCGGGGGGAGGGCTACCCGATGACTTGGTATAACCTTGCAAGTGCGCGCATTCGTCTCCGAAGGGATTGGCTCCTTTTGAGCCCCCAACTATTTCTACGGTACCACATTGGGGCAGTCCGCGAGGCCCTCATCATCCGCATAAAGGCCATCCCATGGACCAAACTGAACGGCTCATAGCCAGCCACATGTGGCGCGCGGCGAAGATCATCCACCAGGTGACTGAGCCAAAGGCCGACCCACGCCATCCCAGCATCGTCCTCAAGTCCCTGGACCAAGCGGAGATACACCTCCTGAGTGTCCTAAAGCACATGGTCTCCCTACGGGCAAAGTGGCATGAGAAGCCCTGAACTCCCGATCTTGCGGACTAAGGCTTGGTGGAAGTGGGTAGCACCGTGCCGCAACCAGCTTGAGCGGGACATTTGGCTTGGCACGCGGATAGGTTCCCCCGCTCCTGGGTCTCTAAACTTCATACAATGGATGGAGCGTCTTGTCACAGAAACCCCTAGCCTCTAAGCTCGTCACGGCTTACGCCGTAGGCACCCATTCCACTGGGAGGGCTACCCCAGATGCTTTCCATCCACACCACATGCACCTCCGAAGGATGCTGGGCATTCCAAACAACCACATGGGCGCCATGGCGTTTAATTTTAAAATGGGACTCGCCCGCGCCCCCAAGGCGGCCCCGCGGGCGGAAGGGTACTAGGGAGGGAGAGTAGGAGTGAGATACCACTTCCTCCCTCCCTCCCACTCACTCTCCTACTCCCTAGGGGGGAGTATGAGGGGGGGTATTGGGGAAAACCATGCGCCCCATAGACTTACAGGTAATTGGTGCTAATTATTACCTAATTAAATACATACACCCGCGTGTTCAATTTATTTTGCCAAACTTTTTACCAGCCAAATGAGGAGTAGTTTCCCACCTCATTTTCGCATTGACCTCCCTAGCCCAATGAGGTAGATTATGGACTCTAGTATGCTCCGTTGGAAAGGATTGAAGCATTGGGAAGTCTGTGCATGGGAGCCGTCCGACCATCCACTCCTGTTTTGGGGCCTGTTAGAGATTAGGAGTGCCATTGAAACTACTCACCGCAGCCCAAGTCACCAAAATCCAGATGCCACCTTGGGTGCTGGACGGGTGGATACGGGCTAAAACCCTAACCATGCTCTCGGCCCCTGGCTTCGCCGGGAAGTCAAACCTAGCCACTGCCCTGGCCGCCCACGCGGCCTCCGGCCGTGGTTTCCTTGGCCAACCCGCGCCTGTAAGGCGCATGAGGGTAGTCTATGTCGGAAACGATGCCGCAGATTGGGACCACGCCACTCAGCTCAGGCGCATACTTGCCGGCGCCGGCCTCCCCCCCGAGTCTTGCGACCCTACAGACGAGCACTCCGGCGGCCTTTGGTATTGCTTCCAATCCCTCACACTTTCTGATCCAAGTAGGTTCGATGAGATATTGGGTAGTGTTGCGTACCCTTCCGGGGCCCTTCCTGACCTCATCGTGGTGGACACGCTTAGGGCGTTTCACGACCTTGATGAAAATGATTCTACGGCGATGACCCATGTTATGCGCTTCTTCCGGGGATTTGCTGCAAGGAATGCCGCCATCCTCTTGCTCCATCATTCCAAGAAACCCCCTCGGGGGGAGGGTGCCGGCTCATGGGAATGGGATTCTGCCAGAGGCTCTAGTGCCATTCATAATTCCCTTGACACGCATATGATCCTCGTGCCATTCTCAGGGCGAGGTAGGCGACCGAAGCTGGGGGCCAAATCCTCAAAGATCAGCGTTAGGTGGGTGAAGGGAAGGGGGGGGGCTGCGGCACCTGCGTTACGCTACAAGATGGAGTGGTCAGATGAAGCCATTCGGTTCACGGAGATACGCCCGCCTGGCCGACCTATGGTATCAGGCGTGGAGAGGGTCCTCTGATATAGAGGGGCTTGCACCCCTACGAATCAAATTAGTTTGGCGGGATAGGTTAACCCACCCTAACTTCAAGTTTGCCTGTCAGCGTGATTGGTTCGATAACCTCAAAGGAGATAGCTCAAATGCTTAAGTCCAAGCAGATTGCCCAAGGTGACTTGCTTTTCGTCGCCGTCGATACGGAGGAGTTCCGTGGAGAAGTCATGGCAAAGGATGAGTTCGGCCGCTACATTCTCGCGCGTGGTGAAGCCACTGGCCACGTCCACGCCGTGGCAGAGTCCCCGAGTGTGGAGATTGTTGAGCGAGGTGGAAATCTCTATCTTAAGGTCCTTGAAGACACCGAAGTGACCCACGAGACGGCGCCCAAGGTCCTCACCATGGAGCATGGTACGGTCACCCTCACCCCTGGGACCTGGCAGCTTAAGCGTCAGTTTGAGTGGGATCAGGGCGCGCGGTTGATGGCCGATTAGGTGGCCTTGGTTAAGCTATACGTCCACGCGGTTACTGGACCGCTGTGTAGCGGGCCATTCTCTTACTACAGTGTCATAATTAGCTTGAAAGATAGAATGGAGGCCAGTAAGGATGTCCCAAAAGCTCACCAAGGAACAAGAGGCGCTGATCCCCAAGTACCACGCTAAGTGGGAAAAGATCGCGCAATCTACCACCTTCGATATGCCTGCGGCTGAGGCGGCACTGCGTCGGTGCTACGATGCTGGTGGCCTCCCTCAGCCGCGGGATATCTTCTACGCAGATGATCCAGTCCAGGGGCGTGATCTTTGGATGGAGAAGTCTGGCCAAAAGAACTACTCCGATGCCATCCTCTATGGCTCCATGGAAGCAGGCTGGCTAGCCTACTTCGACTTCATGGAGGAGGTGGTTAAGGAACCACAAGAGCCCATCATCCTGGCATTCATCGAGCTGGCAAAGGTCTCCGGCTGGTGTTTCGTCCACGATGAGTGGGCGATCATCACCCCGAAGCCTGCAACCCTCCGAGTGGATGATAGGTTTCGTGCCCACTCCCTCGCTGGCCCTGCACTGGCGTACCCCGGTGGGAAGCTGGTGCAGCATTTCATCGACGGGATCCCTATTCCTCCAGAGGACTACGAGGGATGCCGTTCTTGGCCTGTCTCTAAGCTCCTCCAATACCCCAACATTGAGATCCGGCGATGTCTCATCAAGCTCATTGGTGGGGCTAAGCTGGTTAAGGAAGCTGGGAAGCGCATCCACTCCGACGATTTCGGCACCCTCTACGAAATCGAAGGCGCCGCGGATGGGGATACCCGTTTCCTGGTATGCCATGTTGTTAACGGGACGCCAGAGCCAGACGGGACCTACCGGGACTTCTTCCTGATGGTCCACCCTGAGCTGCGGCCCATCCTCAATGACCGCGGGGACCTAGGCGAGCCGCAGAAGCTCACCGCCCGGAATGCCGTGGCCTCGACCTACTCCCTCCGCGGGGAAGACTACAAACCTGCCTTGCGGACATAGGTTGTCTAGGCCAACTTGCGAGACCTGTAAGCAGCCCTCCGATGACCTGGTGCGGGTGAGGGTACTCCATCCCTTCGCCGCTGCCTGGGACATTTGCGAGGGCTGCTACAGGAACATGGCCCATTACCTTGAGTCCCTTCGACCACAAGAGATGTTCCGATGAGGCTTGTAGACCTAAGAGATAATCATTGGGCTAAGTGGTATGCAGCCATGTCTGATATGTCGTGTATCAGGTTCTCGTTGCAATACAGCATTAGCTTGGCGGAACTAAAGCGAGTAATCCTAAAATGAGCCAATGGACGCGAGCGTACATTTTCGGCTTGGTGGCAGGGATGTTGTTCCTAGTGGGCTTAGTCACCTTGTGGAAAGGCATCGCCCCATGATCCTTCAACACATTGAAGGGCGGGATATGGTTGCGGCGCTTTCCTACCCAAGTTTCCATGGCTTCGTCTTCCAATCTGGTCAACATGACCCAGATGCCCGCGATGCTGCCCTAGCACTATGCAAAACCCATAAGGTGATGTACCTGTACAAGCAAACACTCACGCGGCCAGAGCCGGATTGGGTAGGAGGTGGGGATGCCTGGTTTGACTTTGTTGATGGGCTCCCCTTCCTTGGGGTAGATGGAGCAGCATCCATTGCGTGGGCCTTTGGGCGTAAGATCATTGGGTGGCCTGAGTTAACGCAGACCCAAATAGATACCATGGTAAACCTACTAGTCGAGCAGATGCGCTCCCTCACCCCCCCGAGTGATGCGACACCAGGTCTTTTCCTTGATCTAACATGGAGGCGTCCACATCCTTGGATGTTCCGGGAGGGGGGGCCAATGTACCCAGATTATACCGCGGAAACCTGGACGCAATGGGAGCGCCGTTTCATTTACTTCCTTGAATCCCTTAAGGATAAGTCTATTCCATTTTTAGCTAATGGTGATAGGTCCTTAACGCCCCATGCGCTCTATCGAGAGCATTCCCAAAATAATTGGCTTGAAGATTCTTCAGCTTGGCTTATGGAGCCAAGCCGGGATGTTCTCTCAGTCCTTGCAGAAGACGGGGAAGCAGTCTTCCGCTTGGTGGATTTAGCAGCTATTCATCGGCGGAAGTGGATTGGCTTTACCGGGCATGATCCTCATGCGATTAATGCAGCCTATGCTTACGCAGCTGAAGTACTTGGTTGGAGGGTGGGGAAATGAGCGCGGAGCGAGACCTGGCCATCGCGCGGGCGTGCACGTCACTGCGGTACTCCAATGGCGAAGTGAAGATTAACGGGTACCCGCCGACTAATGCCGACCTGCGCGCCATCATCGCGCAGGTCAATGCTTCGCTCGGGGGAGGTGATGCCTCTGATCCCAGTGACGGTCAACTATCCGTACCAGCCATTGAGTCCCTACCAGTGACTTCGGGGGCGTCCGGGATAGACGAATCGAGCAGCACTATCGGCCAAGGAGCCAGCGCGGAATGCTCGTCCCGTATGTCTGGACCTCCGGCGCAAGCGGCCGAGCCCCCGAGCGATCTTCCGTCTATCTGCTGCCAAATGTGCGCGGCAATCGCTAGGGCCGCCGCCCGCGAGGCTAAGCGCGAGGCGGTGTGGCTGATACGCGAACTCGTAGAACTAGCAGCGCACTACCCAAAGCATCCAGCCGTACAACATGGCCGCCTCTACATCGCCGCCGCCGAAGCGGATGCAGCGGAGAAGGGGACGGCGTGAACTTCCTGCGCCTGCTGTTCCATCGTTGCTGCCGGCATGAAATGCACACCAGCTACAAAGCTGAGCCGGGAAAATGGGGGAAGTGGATGTGGATGATGTGCTGTAAGTGCGGCCAACGAGATGAGCAGTTTTTCCCGGCCGTAGCGTGTAAGGCCAAGCCATGACCACCGACAGCGCGCGTCTGGCGGCGGAGGAGTGGTTAATTGACCAATTCGAGGAGATCATTTTCCGCAACGAGACGGGACTAGAGACGGCCATAACGCTAGCCAGCATCGCCGCCGACTTTGCGGAGAGGTTGGCGAGGGCACATGGCGAGGCCGTGCGTTTCCCACTCGGCGTCTCGGTGCAGCCAGACGATCCGATGATCGGTCTTAAGCTTATAAACGCACGCAATCGGGCCTGGGCGGTTGCCGATGCACCGCTCCCCTGGGCCGAGGCGATGAAGGAGGGGAAGTGACCGTCGCAGAACTTATCAGCTTGCTTCAACGTGAAGATCCAGCATCGAAAGTGATACTTGATGGATGCGATTGCTACGGTGATGCTTACGCTGTTAAACGTAAGGTCTCAGTTAAACGTAAGGTCTCAGAGGTTTACATTGTGCGCCCAGATGGGTGTTGGTTAATGGACAAATGAATCCCCTCATAGCGGCAGCTAAGGTGTGGCATGGCGTTGCAAAGCAACGCGGATGGGTGTGGCTTCAAGGAGACCGAAGGGCATGGTGGTTAACATCTCACAGGTCGAGTCTTTCCTCGAATGTCCTCGGCTTTGGTGGTGGAAATACCACCTCAAGCGAGGGCATGATGAGGGACGAGCAAGTTATGATACAGATGGAAGCAATGCGCTTGATGTGGGAAAACTTTGGCATAGGGTCGCAGCCGGTGAGGAAGCTCTCCCCCTTGATGCGCCTCTTTGGATGGTGAGGGCATATGAAAGCCTCCTTGCGTGGGAAGATGCTCACAAAGATGTCACCACCATTGGAAACGAGCTTGAGCTGCGCGCTACTTTGGAATCACACGTACTTGTCGGACGACTTGATCGGCTGGTTTCATGGAGAGGGAAGCTCTGGCACTTCCAACATAAAACCATTGCTCCCTCAAAGCCCCTGGGGGTCTTTAAACGCCTGATAGCGAGGTCCTTCCATGAAGTCGCATACGCCTACCTCGTATGTAATACGAGCGAAATCCCTTTGTCAAACTATGGAGGAACTATACTCGCGGTGGTGCGAAAGCTATCAGATAAATCCCTCGCTTTACAGGAGCCTTTCTCTGTCGAGTACCTCCCTCTTTCGGGATATATGGAGATGGTTAAGAACCTTAAAACGCACATAGACGCTATGGAAAGCTGGATCCCTCCAAGCTACCATCCTTTTGGCCTAAACATAACCGCAACTGCCGTTGCCTTAATTAATCCCCCAAGGAAACCCAAGGGCCTCCCCCCTCAAAACCCATCAGCTTGTGGAGGAAAGTATGGAAACAAGCTCTGCCAATACATCGACGCATGCGAAGGGCGGGCGGATATCTCCTCCTACCCTCAATTGGACCCGTTTGAGGGCTATGCGGAGAACCGAAGTGCTCTCCTCGGATCTTAGATGGTATTGGGGGATATGGATACTTGGGGACTTCTTCCTTTGCCTGCGGGACAGTACAGGTACGTTTTTTCTAAGAGCGCCCTGGGAATAACGGGGACTTGGGTTACTTCCGAAGCGTCCCTAAGGAGATTCATTGGAAACTACGCATCCTCTAGTGACTGCTATATTCAACTCAATCCGGTCTCTAAACCGGGACTCATTCGGCCTTCAAATGCAGATGTGCTTCAACTCCAAGCCATTCTCATTGACATCGACCCAATTTCTGACGACGCGCTCCCCGACCGCGGACTTCTGGCTTGTCAAGCCAGATTGGAAGAATTGGGTGTCGGACATGGTTGCCGCACAGTCATCGACTCGGGGAGGGGTATCCAGGTCTGGCTCCATATACACCCAATTCCCATCATCGGAGAAGGCTCCCTAGGCAGGTCCGTAAGGAGGTTCATCCATGCTTTGGCTAAGTCCATGGGTACGGTTGCGGGGTGCCGCATTGACACTTCCTGCGCAGACCTATCACGTTTGGCTAGACTTCCGGGCACCATCAACCAAAAGACTGGAAAACCTACGAAAATCCTTGACAAAGGCACTCCTTCTGAGGCATATTGGTTATACCGATGGGACGAGGAAGTAGCGCCTAAGGCGCCAAGGGTAGCCTCCCCCATCCGTACCAAGTGGCCAGACATAGAGCTTCATTTAACCAAGACCGCAAAGGACTTTATCCTTGAGGGTGTTGAAGAGCCTGGCAGGCACAAAGCGGCTGTCGCTGCGGGAAGAAGCCTTAGGGAAAATAACGTGGAACCTGGGGTGGCTTTGGGCTTCCTCGAACGCGGTGCTGAGCGGTGTTCGCCACCACTTGATCCATCAGATGTACAAAGGATCTTCCACCAAATCTGGGGGCAAAGATGAAGTTTAGGCATAGGATTGCTGCCGTCCTCCTAAGGATGGCAATATTCATCATGTGGCCCCCCGCCCATATGGCTTTGTTTATCACCAAGCTCGCGATGAAGGTTCATGGAGGAACCAATGAGAATCCTGACCGCCCCGGAGAAAGCGCCAGAGAGGGTGCTTATTTACGGGTCTCCGAAATCAGCAAAAACTAGACTTGCCACCGCCCTCCCTTGGGGTCCCAAGTGGGGTGAGCGAGCAATCTACATAGCTGCCGACCAAGGTGCAGCGTCCCTCCGCTCGGTCCTCCTCCCCGACCGATCGCACCTTATTCCGGTTATTCCCCGCCCGGAGGTCGGCAGCTACGACCCTTTGCATGAAGCGGTGGCTGCTGCGACGGGGGATTGGGTATCCCATGGCGCAGGGACCATCATTTGGGATACTATCACTCAGACCGCCCATGACCTCCTTGAGGCTTACGCTAAGATAGGAAACTATGCCCAACAGCAAATCACCTTTGGGAAGCGAAATACCCCCGAGTTTCATGCCCATCCAACCCCAGGTGATTATGGCGCTGCGCAGAACTCCGTATGTGAACACCTCATGGGGCATCTCTTTGGACAGCCTCTTAATCTTATCGTCATTGCTCACGAGGATTGGAGTGAGTCTAAGAACTCCGGTGAGGTCGTGGGGGGTCCTAGTACCGTTGGGCAAGCCACCATCAAGTCCCTCCCTGGACGCTTTGATACGGTCATTCGATGCGAGGCCAAGCGCCGGCAGGAGCCTGGCAAGCCGCCCGTAGCCACTTACATTGCGCATACCCAGCCCCATGGATCATGGATCGCAGGGGTACGCAACCCAGGGGTTAATCTTCCCGACATCATCCTTGCGGAAGATCCCCGACACTTCTGGCAGGAATACGATAAGCTCGTCAGTTAACCTTAGGAGGATAGAGGAATGGATTCCTTGTACAGCGGTTCAACCTACACTGAAGATAACGATCCCTATACCTTTGGGGAGGAGGCCCGCAAGGCTTATGACCAAGCAGGCACGTCCCTCCTGATGCCCCCTGATACCGCACGGACGCGGGGGAAGGATTCGCATGGAGAGCCCCTCTGGTACCACTGGAATGAAGAGGTCACCATTACCTCGGTGGACTTCAAGGCCCCAATCCCTGGGAACTTTAAGCCCGAGAAGGATGGGGATGTTACCTGCATCCTTACCTTTGGCCTTACGATCAGCCCTACTTCTCAGCAGGACGGAAGTAAGTCTCCGAACGTTAATCGGAAACTTACTGCTAACGCTCGTTATAACTTCTCCGCATACAAGCGAGAAGCCAACGCAAGCGGCGACTTCTCAAAGGGCCATGCCGCGATGACCCAAATGTCAAACGCCATGGTTAAGTCCCTCCTTAAGTCCCTTGAGTATGACCCTGAGCTTGGGATGCGGCCCAAGATCCTCGCTGAGACCTACCGCGAAAACCTCATCGGGAAGCGTGTGTGGGTCGCGGTTAAGCAAGGCCGCAAGAATGAAGATGACCAGAAGCGCGTCGATGTAGACCGCTTCGTCCCGGAGCGTGTGTAACCATGAAGATGCATAAGGATAATTCCACTCCTGAATGGGTAGGTAAGTACCGTGTTTATATTTCTAGACAGCCTGAGGAGTTCATGGAGTTTGACAATTGCTTCGTGAGCTTCGTGGGGAGTGACAGCTTAGCTGTCTACTCTTACACAGAAAGCCAAGGCCGCTGGGGAGTGCTCATCGCTGCATTCCCACGCTGGTCCTTCGTGGAAAAGGTCTAAGGCCCTTGGCCCCAGGGAGGTTCTGGTTCGGTTTGAAGCCTCCTCCCCGGACTGGTCCTTACCTGGGGCCTTTCTTCTTGAGGTTATGATGTCTGCGCGAATTGACTTAAGTGGACAATGGGGTACGGCCAATACAGATGACACCATCTCGGCGGTTGTCACCCACCCCCCGAGTGTGGCACACCGGGTCTATCCCACGGGTGCAGTAAGGGATTCCCGAGCAGGCAAAGGGAGATGCGATCTCCTCATGCCGCGGGCACTCCTTGAGGTAGCGAAGCATTTGGAAAGAGGGGCTGAAAAGTATGAAGATCGCAATTGGGAAAGTGGTATGCCCCTTTCTGCCTTCACTGATAGTGGCATGAGGCATCTCCTTCAGTTCATGGCAGGGGAGGCAGAGGAGGACCATCTTGTGGCAGCCGCCTGGAACATCCTCGCAGCCATCGAAACCAGGGAGCGATGCAGAAGCGGAATCCTCCCAACAGAACTTGAAGACATGCCGCCGAAGGGTTAAGCAGGAAGCATATGCAAAACGACTTCTTGGGGGTCGGTGTGGTAAATGTGGGCGAGAAGATTCAGCCCCACGATGTACCACGTGCCGTGCATACGCTCGTGCAAACAAGGCGCGGCAGCGAATGGTTCGCGCTACGCGAATCTATGAGCAACTTATTCGATACGCACCCGGGGCAGATGTTCGGAGACTTGCAGAGTCTTTCGCCCGAGACGATGCCGAATGCGCCATTTGTAAAGTTCCCCAATGGTGGATTCACCGATGGTGCGTTGTCGAAGGACGATGGCTTCCTGGAGGCCTACAACATTGGAGTCGTTTAACCATTGACCACATTAATCCCCTTAATAGAGCAATCGAAGATGGCAACGTTAGATTGCTTTGCTATGGCTGCAACCAACGTAGAAACCGTGGGAAGTTTACCGATGAGCAAGTCCGCATCAAAGCCAATCACTTTTGGACCCATTGGCTAGGAAACAAACCTTGGCGGAAACTTCGGTCGCAAGGATCTCGCGGGAGTTTACCCAAGCCTATAATGAGTCCGAAGCCTGGACTAAAACCTCCTGGCTAGGCGTCCAAGTCCTCAAGCCAGTTACAGACCTTTGGCTCTATCAGGAGATCATTTCCCTTGAACGCCCAAACGCAATCCTCAAAACCGGCACCCGCTCAGGCGGCTCTGCCCTATACTTCGCATCCATCATGGACCTTGTTGGCCTCAACGGCCTCGTTGTCTCCGTTGACACCCAAACGAAGCGACTCAGCCACCACCCTAAGATACGATACCTTATCGGGTCTTCCACAGATCCATCTACAAGGGATACAGTGGCTTCCCTTGTACCAAATGGATTTGGACTTGTGTGTCTTGACTCAGACCATTCAGTCGCTCATGTTAGGGGGGAACTCGACTTGCTATCACCTCTTGCAACTGACATACTAGTTGTAGAGGATACCTTTACGTCTGAAGCTAGGGATGCCGTTCGAGATTGGCTCGCAACTGACCCGCCCTTTAAGGTGGATGACTACCTCCAAAAGAAGTTCCTCTCGACCTTCCACACCTGGTTGAGACGCATTAAATAGGGAGAACATGGATGATCTCCTCAACAGGGCGCATGGACGCGCCCATCCTCGTTTGCGGTGAGGCGCCTGGGCGCCAAGAACTAGAGCAAGGCATTCCCTTCGTTGGCCCCACAGGCCGCATCCTTTGGGCCGTCTTTAAGGAAGCCGGCATTGACCGAAAGGATTGCTTCGTCACTAACGTAGTGCAAAGTGCCCCCCTCGGGGCAGGAGGCCAGCCCACGCCCTCCCAAGTCAAGGCTGAATGGGAACGCCTCGATGACCTCCTCAGTAAGAGCCACGCAAAGATCTTAGTCCTTGTTGGTGGGATCGCCCTCAAGCGCGTGACTGGCCTGACCAATATCACCAACCTCCGAGGGTACTGCTTGGCTCCCGAGGATTGCCCTCCGATGTTGGTGGGTAGGTCTATCAAGGTGGGCGAATACAAGACCACCAAGGCTGGGAAGTACGTCAAGGGCGACCCAAAGTACGCCATGAAGCGGATCCCGCAGCAGCCTACCCTCCCGAGTGGTTGCGAGTGGGTCGTGCCGGTCCTGCATCCCGCAGGGATCATGCGCATGCAATTCAAGACGTTGCCTGCCTTGAAGGCCGACCTCATGCGAGTGGGGAAGCTCCTACGCGGTGAGGCTAACGTCATATCTACCAAGGACATCTCTTGGTTGGAGGAAGACAGTGAGCTACCAAAGTCTAACGTCTGGGCTATTGACATCGAAACTCCAATGCCCCCTAATGATTGGGTCGTGGAGCGTATTGGCTTGGGATGTGGAAGTGGGGTGCTTTCAACTACGGATGTTTCTCATGCGAGTAGATTAGTTGAAGGGATTTTGGGCGACTCTACCTGCACGGCGGTACTCCATAACTCATCGTTTGATTTACCGAGATTGGGTGGAGTGGATTCAAAGGCCAAACTCTTCGACACTATGGCCGCTGCTCAACTACTTAACCCTGATCTCCCAAAGGGTCTTGAACGAGCCGCCACCATCCACCTCGATGTCCGACCGTGGAAGCACCTCTTCTTAGAAGATCCATCGGTCTACAACGCCATGGACGTGAGGGTGACATTGGCGTTGGCACAGAAGCAAGCGGTCATCTTAGACGCAACGGGCCAGCGGCCCGTCTTTGAGACCATGATGCGGGCCATGCCTACGCTCATGCGCCTCACTGAAAGGGGGATTAGGGTTGATGAAGGCAGACTCAAGGCGTGGCGGGAAAGCCTCGAAAAAAACCTCGCGGAAGCGCACGCCCGCTGGGCGCGCCCGGACATCTCGCCCACGAGCTACCCGAAGCTCGTCAAGTACCTCTACGAGGATCTCGCGCTTCCAAAGCAGTATTCAAAAGATGGTGGCCTCACCACAGACGATGCAGCAATCTTCCACCTATTGGGGTTATCCCCGCCCGCACCCGCTCGTAGAGCTTTGGAATCATTGCGAGACATTCGGGCATCCGGACGGAACCTGGGGACCTACGCGGCTGTCGAAGCTAGCCCGGATGGGCGCGTACATCCGCGGTATGTCACAGCAGATAAAGACGAGTCTGGCGCAACATTTTCGCAGAAGGGACATGGTGCGGGAACTGGTCGCATACAGGCTCGCGATCCCAACATTATGAACCAACCTGTGGAGGCACGGCGCCTCTACGTCCCTACCTCCCCAGGGTGGGCCTTTGCCTACGTAGATTGGGCCTCTGCGGAGGCCCGCGTGGAGGCTGCCCTCTCGGAGGATGACAAGTTAATGGAGGCTCTTGGCGATGACTTACATGAGGTTATTCGAGCATCTCTCAACATTGACCGTACACGAGCTAAGAACATCTTTTATGGTTGCGTGCCCATGGATACGGAAGCTCTAACTCGGGGTGGTTGGCGGCGGTATGAAGACCTCGAAGTAGGGCAGGACATTATGGTTTATGATCCAAAGTCTGACACCATGAAGTGGGGACCTATGGAGGATAAAGTTCATTATCGCTCCGCTCCTTTGATGAAGTTAGAGAATCAATACTTCAAAGCAGTTACTACCCCAAACCATCGTTGGTACGGCGATCGTAGAATAACTAGTAAAAACTGGCGGCGTTACACCCCGTTGGGTGATGTGACTTCTGAGGCGTTTACATACGAGCATCGCATTAGATTGGCTGCCCCCTTTGAAGGGGGATTAGGTGTTCCTACGGATTGCCTACATAAGTGGAATACTGATTGGATCTCCTACGTTTTAGGGGCCACACCATCTCAGCGTGCTGCTTTCCTCAATGGGGTAATTATTTCTGATGGGCATATGATGGGTGCTAACGATGGTTATTTTGGAATCTCGCAAAAGCCCGGAGAGCTTTGTGAAGCGATGCGTTTAGCAGCAGTTCTTCATGGCTTCCGGGTTAATTCATCTGTAGAAGGTATCAATCCTACTGAGCGAATGCGGCTTGGAACTCGGCGGCATATCACAGGCGACATCTCTAAGTCAAACGCTGGAACTGGAGATGTCTGGTGCCCTAAAGTTGCAACGAGTTACTGGTTGATGAAACAAGGACATCGCATTTCTATCACGGGCAACACGGGGCGAGGCGCTGGGCCACGCACTCTCTCGCGCAGTATGGCCGACGCAGGTTTTCCTACTTCGATTGCTGAATGTGAAGAGATGCAGAATAGGCTCTTCCGGTTGTTTCCGAAGTGGGCCGTATGGCGAAATAGTGTGGTGGATGAGGGACGATCGCAAGGATGGGTCTCTAACCCCTTTGGCCGGCGGCGCTACTTCTACACGAGAAACGTCGGAGGCCAAATGATTGGCTTCACCCCTCAGTCCACTGTGGCGGACATGCTTTGGACCATCATCCCTGAAGTCCCAGGCCTCGTAACCATGATCCACGATGCCGTCCTGGTGGAAGCCCCCTTGGATAAGATCCAAGCGACAGTCGCCCAAACCAAGGAGATCATGGAACGTGAATGGCCCATGATTGCGTCTGGCTTCAAGGTCCCTACGGATGTCAAGGTGGGGATGCCTGGGGAATCGTGGGGGGACATGGAGTTGCGCCTTGCGAGTCACTGATGAAATGCTCCTAGCCATGCTCCTCCTCAAGGAAGCGTGCGCAAAGGAAGTGGAGCGCGCAGAAAACCTACCCCAGGCGGCTGCGAACATCAGGGCCATCGACGTAGAAAGGCTGGTGCATGGATGATCTACACCTACCTGAAGCCTGGCATTAGCCGTAAGCCTTGGTCGAAGATGCGCCAAGAGCTTATAGACCGCATCGACTCTACGGTGGATCGGAAGAGTTATTATCGGCGTAACGACCCACTCGGAGAGAGGGATGGGGGCACCTCCACCCCCGAGTGGTGCGGTCCATGGGATGAGGCTGATGCCGTCTATCCGCCTATGGAGCAAGAGGTATGGCTTCCTTATCGCTTAGGGAACCTCATCTATGCAGCGTGGGGTCCTGGTGGGATTGCTTGGGCGAATACCCGCATAAAGGAGATCTCAGGATGCGCCTCGAAGTGACGAATGCCATGGACTTCACCATCCTGGTGATGGTAGGGTCGAAGATGTATGACCTAGACACTGCCCAGGCTTGGCCTGTGGTGAGTGGGCCATATGGCAAGGGCAAGGCACCCAAGGGTCGGTACAAGGTGGATAAGCCCAAGGCCATTGAGGCTACAGAAGCAAACAAGTCCTTCAGGGATACTGAAGGACTTGCCTGGTTTGCTCCGATCACGCCGTTGTTCCAAACGGATCGGACTAGCTTGGGGATTCACCCTGATGGTGGGGTGCCCGGCACCTTAGGGTGCATTGGTGTAAAGGGGGCTACTAAGGGACTATATGAGTTCCTTGCACAAGCTCCGAATGTGTCGTTGTTTGTCCTATAAAAAAGGACGCGGCTACACTAGTTCGACGCCCCGCCGTGTAAATTAATAAGGCGTGGGCGGTCGTAGCCGCGTCCGGTTTAAGCCTACAAGCCGTAACCTGTAGGCGTTAAGTTACGGCTTAACGGCGCCGGCAGCCGACAAAGCCACCGTCATAGCACGCTTCAGCACATCCTTGTTAGCGGTGCGCGAGGCGGGCGGCAGGGCTTCCACAAGGCGTGAGACAGCAAGCTCTATTAGCTCCGGCCACTGAGCATCGGGAAACTCAATAAGGAGCTGCGCAGCTACCGCAGTAGCAATGCGTTCAATCATCCGCGCGCGCTGCTCATTTCTCGCAGCGATAGGCAAGAGGATTGGGATAAGGATGAACTCGATTACGGCCGGGATCAGATTGCGAAGGATCTTGAAGATACCCATTTTTCTCCGGGGCTATTGGAACGAGGATAATACCTCGTTGCATTTCTTTAACGTCCTGTCGGACTTCTTGGACAAGTGAAAGTAAATCTTCCACCTTAGTTTCTAGGCGTGAGAGCCTACTTTCCTTAGCAAGCTCAGAGGTCCCCCATCCAGTAGCGCTCCCTATCAGGAGGGATAGTACAGCAACAATGATATTCTTGTCAAGTGGTTTATACACCTCGCGCTGCAAACCGCGGGACCTACTCCGAAGGGGTTTACTACGGGCCAAATCTACGGTTCCTTTCCTTTTTAGGCTTTTTCGGTAATGCCTCTTGATAAGGAGAGGTCTTCGGTAGATATGGGCGGCCCTTCTTCATAACACCCCTGCGAACAAGTTCCTCTTCCATCTCGCGGACGCGGTTTCTGAGGATTCGCCCCTGCGCCTCACTCAGGTCATATTCTTTCAGGTCCACCCCGGTGAAGAAATCCACTAGGAAGGACTTCTCATCATTAGAGGCGTGCTTCACATCAGTAGAGAAGATCCTTGCAAGGAAGTAAGACTTGAAAAGGAGGTAAGCCTTGAGTCCGTTCATCTCATACGCAGGCCCCTCAGGCGTCATTTCCTCCCGGAACTCAAGATAGTTTTGTATCTGTGGCGGGAGGCGCTTGATGACATTGGACCCCATGGTCCCAAGGGCTTGCCGCTCATCGAGGGACCGTCCTGTCCATAGGTTCCTACGGAAGCCCACTTCTACTGCCGTCTTGAGGAATGGATTTATGGCCGCGAGGTTTTGTTGGACTGCTGTGTGGCCGGAGGACCCAAAGACCTGCTCTATTGCAGACGTGATGGGGAGGTCCAAGCCGGTCACATACGTCAGCTTTCCATCGTTCCTCAGCTTGAGCTTGAAGTCACCCCGAAGGTAGTTCGGGAGCATCTCCCGCTCAGGCCCGCGGTCCTGGTCATTTAGGGCAAGCTGGGCCTTAACTCGTCCGGGGTGTTGGACAATTTGCTTCGCAACCAATCGAAGGTTCTTTGATGTCCAGGTGTAGAAGGGGAAAAGGCGTCTTAGCACATCACGCTCGAATGGGGCCAGTTGCTCGTAATCAAATAGCGTTCCATGGACCCGTTCAGCAGCCGTAGCAGGGTCAAGCCCGCGCTCAAGGTGCGTAACAAAGTTGAGGAGCTTTGCGTTGTCTTCAACCTTCTGCCCGACCTTTCTCCCGACCTTGGTGGCAGGATTCTCTACTAGGATATTCTTCTTGAAGTGGCGGCCTACAGTATCGGCAAGCGCCGTCTCAGGCGTCCCTAGGCCGTATCGCTCAAAGAGGTTCCTAATCTCTGCGTGTGTGTATCGCCGGCCACCCTCGGAGAGGAGGGTCCCATCCTGCCCAAGCATGATAGCCGCAACCTGGGTCACGCGTCTAGGGTTAAATGCTGCCAAGCCGATGTCTGTGAAGGTGGTGGCCAGGTTAGACATGGCATTTCGGATGTGGAACGCAGGGAAAACCGAAGTTATCCAGGTCTTGAAGATATCCTGACCTATGTCGAAGGTCTTGAGGAGCTGGCCCACTTCCTTCCGATTTACTATGGTAGTGCCAATGCGGGCGGCCTCCTCAGCCATAGCCTTGGGGAGGTACATACCTTGGTACGGCCCTGAGTCGATACGGGCGTAGGGCTCATTGAACTCAGAGAGGAAACGACGGCGGCCTATGCCAATGATGTTCCTGATGTCCTCCAGGACCTTTGGATCTACCGTGGAAAGCTCGTCAGCATGGGCCCTGAGGAGGCGCTCAAGCTCGGGGAGGCTTTGGGCTTCTTGGGCGCGCCCCATCCAATAGAGGGCTTGGACCTGGGGGGAGTAGCGTCCAATTTCCTTCGCGCCAATGGCTGGCTTCTCAGCAAGGAGCCGCCCCACTTGGTAGGCTTCATCCCCAGGGAATAGCCGTTGGAGGATGGTCTGCTCCCCAAGGCTTTCACCTAGGCCTTCCTCTGCGACGGCCTTTAGCTTCTGCGCAATCTCTGGGAAGGTCCGGCGGAAGGTTTCATCCGCCACCTGCTCGGGGGAGAGGCCCATATGGTTGAGGATTCGCGTGTGGTAGCGGCTAGCAGCCATGGTAACGGCGTTGGAATCCCCCCGCTTCGCCAAGACCTCGCTGACGTTCAAGACTGGCTTCAGGTCGAAGTTGATGATGCCCTCGTTCTTGAGGCGTTGGGCATACTCCATGGCATCAGTCAGCGTGGGGAAGACGCGGCTCTCTTTCCATGGACCGAGCATGAAGGTCTTGTCGAAGGGGATACCCCTCTCACGAGTCCAGCCCTCTGAGAGCTGCTTGATCTCATCGTCTGTGTTATCGAAGATGTGCGTGAAGTAGTTATCCCGCCAAGCCCTGGGGTCGATAGCTTCCGCGCGCGCTTCATTCCTAAACCACTCCGCAGTCATGGCGCGGATGCGTGGGATCTCATCTTGGACTGCCGGAGGCAGGTTATTCTTGGGGAAGCGCGCGGGATCATCTAGGTGGAGACTGACGTATTCCCCCACGGTGGCGATGGGGCGACCAAAGAAGTCGGCGGGCTCCTTGAGCTTCTGCTTCATCATGCCCTTGGTGAGCTTACCCACGCTCTCCAAGTTCATCCTGCGGAAGTTCCTATTCTCCGCGCGGAAGAGCGTCCGCGCTTCAAGGGCACCAGGGACCCTTCGTGCGGCTTTCAAAGTCTCATTGAACATGGAGTCAATGCCATGAGTGATAGCTTTAACCCCGCGGGAATCATTGATCTTCTTGATACCCGCCATGATTTGCGCTGCGGGAGGGAGTTCGCCAGCGGCCCGAAGGAACCGTGACGTGGGCGTCCCTACGGCCTTGAACATCTCCTTAGTGAGGAGGGTCTTCCCTGCAAACCGGACCACGGAGTCATTGGCATACTTATGCGCCCCCCGCTGTATCAAGTCATGGACTTGGGAGATGGCATTTTGGTGGGCGATCTCAGAGCCAAGTACCCTAGCTTCCCGCGCAAACTGAAGGGCTTCCGTGCCATCCACGCCCGTCAAACCTGAGTGGATGCTAGAAGGGATGGGCCTGGCGGCGAACTCCTCGACTACATTCCGTGTGTTTAGGAGCTGGTCAAAGTGGGCGACCTTTTCTGCGGCGCGCTGTTGCGCAGCCATGCGAACAGCATCAAGCGGCTCCTGCCGCAGCATATCATCCGCTGACTTAAGCTCTCGCTTAGCGAGGTCTAGGGCGCCCTCAAGGCGCGTGCGGCTAGTGGACTTCCTGGCTAAGCCCCCAACGGAAGCGACCTCTTCAGGGCGCGGTGTAGGGGTTGAGCGCTTCCGCATATTCCTGAGGATTCTCTCAGCGAGGCGCGTGGCTTCGGGGAGTTCATGCTCATATGCTTCACCCACGGCCTTGAAACCCTTCTTGGAGAGGGCTTGTTTTCCTACAACCCTCCCGCCCTTGGTGACTAGGACCCTAGCAAGGGGTCCTGCACCAAAGCTAAGGTAGGTGGTGGGATCTAAGGGGATGTCAAGGCCAAAACCAATGGTCCCTCTACCAGTTAGATCAAGCAAACCACCTTGCTTGAACTTCCATCCTTTCCCCTCTTCGTTATAGAGGAAAGGCGCGATGGAGGAGAGGTGGCCCATCTCGGGGAGGCCGGCAGCCTCAAGCACCGAGGAAAAGGTCTTCTTTTGTCCCTCAAGGTCCCCTACACCTGAGAAGAACTCAGTGCCAGAACGCTTGAGCGCATCCCGCAAGTCCGCGGTGGTGAAGTATTCTTCAAGGCCCCCTGCGGCTGCGTAGGCTGGGCGCATGAGGATGTCCACGCCCTTTTGCAACCCGGTGAGGGCAGCCATGGGGATACCCCCACTGGCTTCGAGGAGGGTTTCTGCCCTGACCTCGCGATCCTCTAAAGTTTCCCCTCGGGGTTGCGGCGCCTCGGCGCCGCGAAGGAAACTAGAACGGCCTTTGTTACGAAGGAGGAAGGGCATTAATAGCCACCACCACCACCACCAGCACGCTCAATAGGGCGGCCACGAACAACGTTCCCGATGTTCCTTGCGGCCTTCCCCGCCATGGCGCGGTTACGCGCATTCCGCTCTTCTTTCTGTTGGAGCTTGTATGCGCGAGTCTTTGCTTCAGTAGCTCCCTTTCGTGCTGCTTCCCGGCGGTTGATGGCTTGCTTCATGGTCCATTGCTGGAGTATTTCATCCACCGAAGACTCAAAGGAGGAGCGTGCCGCTTCACCCAGATTGTTTGAGCCATCAGGATCTTCCCCAAGAGCCGCAAAGTAGTTAACCACACCTTCTAGGTCATCTTCAAGGTATCGCTTGATCTCATCGCCTTGAAGGGTGATCTCCGCACCGGAGGAATCCTTGATGGTGATAGAAGGAATAGCGTCACCGCGGGAGAAACTTTCCCGCAGCTTAGCGTTGATCTCCCCAAGGGAAATAGTGTAATCCTTGAGGGATGATAGCCCTTCCTCTCGGTCGGGGTTTTGCTTCCGAAGCAGCTCACCCTTCATACGCTCAAGCTCCGCTTGGCTTAGGGCGTCCGCAGCTTCCATGCGCTCTCGATCTACCCCGAGGCGTTCCCTCTCCACCCGGAGTTCAGACTCCGCTTGGGAGATCCTTTGGCGATCGCCCTCTAGTTTGGCGTCATCAAGCATCTGCTTCGCGCGTCCCTCCCGGTCCTTTCGGTTTGCTTCCATCCCCTGCATGATGAAAGATAGCTTCTCTTCTCGGGCCTTCTCTCGCGCTTGGCGATTCTCTTCCTGGATCTGAGCTATGTTATTCTTCACCTGGAGGATCCCTCCAAGTGCCCCACCTATACCTCCTCCCCCGAGTAGGTTTCCTAAGGCCGCAAGGGTGTAGTCAAGCGCTTGTGAGCCACGCCCTGGTGCTTCCTGTTGCTCAGGCGGAGGGAAAGCCTCTGGGCTTTGGAGCAGCCCAGCGTAGTCAGCTGGGATCTGTGCACCGCCGAACTCGGGGAGGGAGACAGGCGGGGGCTGAACCATAGTCCCGGCAAGGGACGTAGGAGGTGCCGGACTTGTGGGAGGAGGGGTATTTGCTGGCCTAGTAGGCGGGACGAGGCCGGAGGGCATTATTGAACTCTTGGGCGACCGGCATAAGCAGAGCCCACTTGTGCAGCACCACCTAGCAAGGTTTGACCTGCTTGATCCCAGAAGGATCCACCGCCACGGTAGCCTTCAGCCAGACCAGGGAAGTTCCCGAGGCGGCCCATGAGCAACTGCAAGGCTTGCTGCTGGGCATCATTAAAGAGTCCTGCACGCGCTTGGTTCATGTTGTTTGCAGCGAGGCTCTGACCTAGGCCCCCGGTGACAGCACCAATGCCAGAGCTTGAGAGGCCCGTACGGCCAAGGGCGGATTGGATCCCGGTGTTTGCTGTCTGCCCGGCTTGGCCTGCGCCTTTGAGAATCTGCGCAAACATGGGGTTGCCAGCGAGGTATTTATAGAGGTTTAGGGTATCGGTAGCTAGGCGCTCAGGGCCAAAGAAGGCTTGCATCTCCCCCGCGGCCTTAGCCCCTCGACCTCCACCGGCAGTTGCGCCGGTATCGGGGATTCCATAGGAGTTAATGGGGGGACCCTGGGACCCTGGGCGTGGCATTCCTGCAGCGACATTACCTACCATATTAGGTATGCTTCCGCCTTGGATAGATGGACCCATTCTTAGGCTTGCAAAATTAGGGGTGGGGCGGTTTATGCCTCCCATAGGCCGGCGGACAATGCCACCCATCTGGGAGTTTCTATTTACTGGCATATATGTATTCTACCATTTTGAGTAGGGTTTGTCAACCTAGGGCTTATTCCTCGATGTTGCGCCATATCTGGACGGTGTTAGTGGTGAATAGCATGGTGGCATTGGCTAAATAACCTGCGGGGAGGCTTGAGAAGTAGGCAGCAAAAATATCTGCTGCTGGCGTGAGTTTATAGTTCTGGGTGATAATACTGACGCCTACCACAGGGAAGTTATTTGTAATGCTGTCGGCCGTCCTGGTCCTTAGGAAGAAGTTCACACCGATGCCTTGGGCAGACCATTCGATGACCGTCCCAAGAGAGAAATCTGTGACGATTTTCGTTTTGAGTATCTCTGCATACTTAGTGATCTTAGTAATGTTTGCCATTAAACCGCCAGCATGGTGTAGATAAACTCCCCATCAAAAGTCATGCCGTTGGCATCGCCACCAGTAGTTTCACCTGTTACTCGTCGCACCACTGCTCCTGTCGCTCGATCGAGGTACACAAGATCCCGCGTGCCGCTGTCAAAAGTCTGGGTAATGAGAAACTCGCCATCGAATACTAGCCCATTAAGAAGAAGGGGAATGGTGTATTGTTTGCTGATACCATTGGTAGAGCGGTCAAGCTGGAATAGGATTGTAGTGCCCTCAGCTAAGATGTTAATGTAGTGGCCCCAAAGATAATGGCCATCGAAAGCTATGGCAATGGGGCTTTGAGAAAAGACCGAACCTATTAAGTTAACGCGAGCGCCTGACCGATCAAGCTGGCCAATGCCTGCGTTCCCTGAGACGGGGCCCCAGAAGTATTCCCCATCGAATACAATATCCTCATACGTCTCAACAGGGCTGATAGTTGTAGTCTTCGTAATGACATATGGTTGGTCAATATACGTTAGGTTTGCATCTGAGGCTACTAGCTGATGGCCGTCAAAGGTTAAACCACGAAATACCGTAGCAGGGAACATGGTGGGTGCTTGGTTTACCACCACGTTATCGCGGGTCCGCTTATAGATAATTGCTACAGCCATTAGTTCTTAAGGATGAGTGTGGCGTTTGACACTACAAATGTCGCCGAGGCTGAGGTCCCTTGGCAAACAATCCTGAAGCGAATGAAGTCGCCCACGCAAGTACCTGAGTAGCATCGAGAGATTCCCGGGGTGGTTCCTACAGCTACGTCATCATAGAGGAGCTGACCCCAGAAGTCATTTCGGTAGGCAAACCAAGTGGTGCCGCCATCGTTCGAGAACTCGCAAATGACCTGTATATCAGTCGGGGCATTCGCCCGGAAGACGCTCCAGAGGAACATGAAATCGCGGGCGCGCGAGCAATCTACTGTAGCTGAGGTTGCTGTGGTGGGCGAGTCATCATAAGTGATATTAAGTGCCGTTAAGGTAGTTCGGCTATACTTAACAATGTCGGAGATATGAAGTCCACGATCATCCGTTGCGCCAGTTGTGTTAGCGTTAGCTACCTCATTAGAGACTCTATCGTAGGTAGTACCGCTCTGCCGGCGCCCATGTACATACGATCCTACAATGGGCGTGGTAGGATTAGCTACGTTATCCGCAAGGGTAGCAGCATCAGGAAGTTCGGTGTTTGACCACAGGCGCCCTGTGCTATCAGTAAGGAGTGGGACGTAATCGCCATTCGCAGCGGTTGCGGCAGCAGTGTCCGCTCGGACGGCCAGGGCCATGACACCCACGTCTCCTGAGGCATGCGCGGAATCCTCTGCCTTCCCCAGGTCAGATGCGCCGGAGCCAGGAACAAGAGTGGTGACAAGCCTCCCTGAGGAGTCTGTAAGGAGGATTTGCGCATTCGTTCCATCATAGCCAGCAACGAGGCGTGCTTTGTTATCCCCAATGGCTTCCCCATCATCTACCATATAGGCAGGAATGATGTGGCCTTCCTCTGCGGTGACTCTTATTGCACGGGCATAATCACTTTGGACCGGGGTACCCACATCCACTTGGGCTGAGATCGTGGAGATGCGCACTTCCACGCCAGCGGCGGGATCAGCATAAGCCACAAGAAGGATGGCTTCTAGCTCATCTACAGTCCAAGGCGCTGAGGTAAAGGGATTTTCCTGCTGAAGCCACGCGACAAGCTGGTAAGACGAAGATCCACCAATATTTGTGTCGGTGGTAAGGTAGGTCACATCACTTGAGCCAGAGCTGTTGAAAGCAAGGATGGCTACACGATTGACATAGCTACCTGCGGTAGTAGCGCGGGTGATGTTACAAAACTGAACTGCATTGATAGGTGCGCTAAGACCTGCGGGATGGGTTTGCGTGAAAGACTGCCACCTATCGCCTGTACCTGAAACGGCAATATAAGATGTATCCCCATCATGCGGTATTGTACAAGCCTGATACCTATTAGGTGCGGCATGTGTCCCACCCCACACACTCGCAAGAAGACCATCCGCCGTAAGGCTCAAGGCATACACCGAGCCTTCAGGCGGGTAATCAATAACATTGATGGATGCACCTGCTTCAAGCATGATGTCATCCACAATCATGGTGTAGGTTCCTGCAGAAGCAGCCTTACCAAAGACAATGTTTACTACTGCATTGGATGCCGCAGGCGTGGCTGAGATTTCAATGCCACGGTTAAGTAGCAGGGTATGAGAACCTGAACCGGCAGATTCATACTTGCCGACTAGTTCATACCAAGTATCCACCAAGAGGGGTGTGGTACCAAGCGTTCCATCTAGGGATAGGATACCTCCACTTGTGAGGGAAAGAACGCTTTGATCTGCACCAGCTGCACCTTCTAGGGTAAGAATGGTGCGCGTAGCGTCGGGGAGGGCGCTAAAGCGTACCCACGCACGCCAAGAGACCGCATTGGAAGCCACCGTAGTCGAGGTTTGGCCATCAGCATCAATGATGAAGGCCATACTAAAGCTAGCAGCGGCAGCTCCATTGTTGGTAATAGTTGCAGCATAAGTCCCTGAGTGGACTGTAGTGCTTTGAATAACTACATTACCAGTGAGGGCATCCCCATTCAGGTTAATAAAGGTATTAAGCTCAAAACCCTCAATGCGCGTGATAATGTGATCGGATAAATCAACGGTATCAGCAAAATCCGAAGCGCGCCCGAAGGAAAGGATCCCCTCGGTGGCATCATGTACTACTTCAAACTCATCTACTTCATTTGGGCAGCAACTACTCACTGTACTACCTGAAGCCCCAGTTGCACCAGGCTGCCCAGCAAGGATACCTGCCCGTGCCACTTGGTCAAGGAAGCGATCAATCTTGAAGAAATATTGGCGACTCCGCTCATCCTTGATCTCCGGTATGGCATTAAGACCTTCCCAGGTTCTCATCGGCCCTTCGTTACCTTGTGCTCAAAACCCACATAATGGAGCGCCGCCGCAGAGGTGATGGTTGCGCCGAAAGCCTCCCCATTCCCATGCAGCTCTAAACGCACAAGGCGGTTCTCCGTAGTTGATGGGGTGAAGGACTTCGAGGTATCCGTAGTGATATTTGCATCCGACCGCCGAGCGCGAATGGCTATGTTATGCGTCCCACCAGTGTAAGGACCACAAAGGATGCGCACACGCTCTACATATGTCTCAGTGTCAAGGGAGCCAGCCTCGGGGTAGATGAGCCTGGTGGTCGCCGTGACCGTCCCCCCCGAGTCGGTTACATCTTCCTCAAAGACATTGGTGGTAGAAGCCAAGGCTTGATACGTTAAGGCGTTATAATCTGCTGCGCGTGTATCGAGGGATGTAGGCCCAGCTACCTTAAGGAAACCACCTTCTTTGAGGTGTTGCGGGTGATATGAAAGGATAAGGAGGCGATTGTTCGGTGCGCCTGACCCAGCAGCAATGTAATAGAAGAACAAACACCATAGGTGTTGGACATTGAGGAGTATAGCTGATCCAAGCTCATCTTTATCCACCAAGGTATCCCAATCAATGTCTTGGGTGAGAAGCCTGGTGCTGAAGCCATCAGTCATGTACAAGCCATCATGGCTGACGTATGCTAAACGGGGAGCTGAATCCACCATGGCAAAGATACAAGCTGCATCTGGTCCCATGATCCCATGGTTAGGCGATATAAGCTGTCGTACTCGTCCGCGGTTAAAGTCAGAGTCAGTCTCAAGGGGAAGGTAGTTAACACGCCATATCTGACTCTGAAGCCCTACAATGAGGGTTTCCCCTAAACCCTTGATGTTTGTTACGGTATCAGCTTGTTTCGTGGAGAAGCCAATGAAGTATAGCTCAGGGAAGGAGTGCGGTAAGCCAGGGAAGCTATACCGAATTATATTGCTGTTCTCTGTATCATTCACTACTACAGAGTCTTCAAAGACATCCCCAGTGTCCCAAAGTGGGGGCGGAATATCACGAGAAAAACTAGCCGCAGGGGCTCCTGCTACAGATATGGTTATTGCACCATAAGGCACATCAGAAGCAATACCTGTATCATCAAAGGTTGTAGTAGCAGGTACCCCAGGTATAGTTACCTCTCCGACTAACACACCAAAGGGAAAGATCCCTGGTTGCTCCCCAGACCCAATAGTGGTGTCAAGAGATTCAATAGACCTATAAATCCTCCATCTAGTGGCGTGATCTGTGTGCTTAGTGAGATACTGGGCCAAACCATATGGTATGGTAATAGTTACCGTGTCATCATCTGTGGTAACATTAGAGAATTGTGCCGCTAAAGGGGCAACCCCTGCACTCTCTAAGCCATTACTGTGGTTATATTCCGTGATCCAATAACCATAATGCCCTAAGCCTAAAGTTTCCCACCCATCTCCACCTGCGTTAGCTGTGCTTACCGTCCAATCATTAGAGTCTGTAGGCTCCATACCATGCGGGATTGTGGATGCAGCACCCCCACCCGCGGCTGCTGCAATAGGTGTATCTGTCCCATTAGAGATAAAGTATTCAGTGTTAGCCTCATTATAGTGGATGGATTCCACTCGAAGCCCAGTAGTAACCCCTGTGCGTAAGTCCGTCCATACTCCCAGGGGATTGGTTTGCCATACTGTCCCATGCGCAATAATGGTGTAATCAGTATCGAGTTCAAATGGAATGGCTCGAAGCCCAGTGATGTTCACTCCCACCGTAGGCATGAATTGCGCCCGTGCCTTGATGGGGGAGATAGCTTGGTTAAAGGGCCTATAAATCCCGTTGAGCGCCTGGGAAAGCTCCCCTTCATTAAGAAGGGAAGCATCCCGAGCAGTAACTAGCCCCCCGGAAAGTGGCTCAATATGAAGGGCCATTAAAAGCCGTCGATCTCAGCGAGGATATTAGCCACAGAGTCCAGCGGATACCTAAAGGACGCGGCCGCTGCAGGAAGGAAGCCCTCATCCTGATCCGGCGAGAACTGATCTTCCTGAATCATCATTTGAAGGAAGCGATCAGCGCGGGCTTGATAATACTGGGCGCGTCCCTCATTCTCTGAATGATTCTGGAGGAGAGTTGCTCTGGCTTGCATAATGGCCCAGGGCTGGTACCTTTCCACAATGTCAAGCGCTGTTCCATCTACGCTTGGGGTAGCAATGAGCTTATAATACCTAACCCGCGCAGTGTCCGCCGCCCCCGGAGGTGGGATAAACCTAATCTTACTTACGGTGTTCGAGGTCCTGAGGATGGTGTACGAGAAAGGCGTCCCGTTCGATGAGGGGTCTGATGCAACCCTATCCCAGAGCCTCTGAGGAATGTGCATAAGGGGACGCTTGTTCCCGAGAAGTCTAGCATCATACACCTTTCGCATGTCCCCTGCGGTGAAGGTGTAATCCTCGGTTCCTGCAACTAGTACGATGTCCTCAAAGGTAAGGAGCCACTCCCAATCCCGCATGTTAAGCTCGGAGATAGCATGTTGGATCTCCTCGCCTGCTTCCGTAAGGAGGTCTGTATCCGTTGACTTTCCAATTACCTCAGCTACTTGGGCCTTTGCCTGCGCGAAAGTTAAGATTGCGATGGTATTACTCTACAAGCGTCAGTCCGTAGGACGTGCGCAATTTTGGCTTCATAGACTTAGCCCACCCCCAACATCCACCCACATCAGCGTCCTTGACTGTCGATATAAGCCTCTTGGCTAGGGGGACAAAATCCCCCGTGAAGTCCACGATATACCCACGTCCCTGTGGGTCTACGCCCCACGCGACCAAGCCCCCATCATCCTCGTAGAACTTCACACAATCCGCCTCCAAACATCTGCGCGTCTGCGTGGCCGGCTTGAGAAGTTCCATGCGCGCCCCGGTCTTCTCCACGTCGCTGGGGTAGCCCAACTCGGGGGGGGAGGTGACGAAGAACGTATATCGTATGTGCTCCGACCACCGCCTCCCCCGAGTTAGGCGATACTGGAATGGACGCACATCAATCATGGAAGGGGCGTTCCACGCCGTCGGCTGCCCCCCAATGCCTTCAACCCAGTCGATGAGTGCGTCTACAGAGGAAGGCCGTGAAGCGGCGGACAGGATCAAGCCTTGATAAGGTGCCGCCGTGGGAAACTCGTTTAGGTCCCTGACGATAAGCGCGGTGGTTAAGGAACCACCTTCCCAAGCTCCAACAACTACTGGGCGGTCGGCCTCTAGCCACGAGGGCGTGACAAAGAGAGAGGTTTGGTGGGAATTAGCAACTAACCGCTCCCATTCCTTGGAAGCGGTATTCGCGGGCTTGGCTTGGATACTCATGGGACCTCAATGAGTTTCTTTGGTTGGTGGGCATCGGCGATTTCAGAGATGTTCCCGTAGAGGTCTTCGAGCTTGGAGCCCTGGTAACGGGCCTTCACCTTAT